CCCAGCCATGCGCCCAGCGCAGCTTGCCCGTCTTCCTGTTAACGTAGTCCATATCCAGCTTGCAGAGGCATCCTATGGCGCGGGCTTCCTGTTGCTGGAGGCCGGGGGTCTGGAAGCTCTCGATGCTGTGAACGTGGCCGAAGATGACGTTTCCGTAAATACGGGAGTGCGCGGCACAGGCCGACATCCCCGCGTGATAGCCGTGCACCACGTTGAGCTTCCCGATTTGCAACACCCCCTCCCGGCTGTCGTAGGGCCAGAGCTTGGCCTTGTTCTTTCGCGCTAGGGCTTGAACGTCTGCCACCATGCGAGCCCCCAGGTCCTGCCTGACACCTTCCTTGGACGCGGCCAGATCAAAGATACGGACACAGTTGCCAGTGAACGCCACCTTGCCGCCAAATCGCGTTACAACGGTGCCCAATGGCATCGTCACGCAATACACCGTATCGTTGTACGGCATCTTGGTGATCTTGAGCTTCTGGTCAATGTCACCGCAGGCGTCAAATCTAAATTTGCACGCCCACTGTTGCTTCCCGTTAGGAAACGCCTTGGGGTTGGGTTTTGCGGCCCGCATGGAAAAGTCGCACCCGCAATGGATGGCCCATTGCTGCATGACATCGGCATTGCGCTTGTCCGTGGTGGTCCACTTGGTGTGCTGATAGCATTTCGCCCCGTCCGTCTCGGCAATGGCGGCAATTACCGTCTGGAAATGGCTCCGTGGAAGTAAGGCCCACCTCGCGGGGATTCGCTTCTCCCCGTCCAACCCGGAGATGATTGACCGGGCATCATCCCCGTAAATGCGAATGTAATAAGGCTGGAGCTTGTTTACCCCGGTTTTCTTGCAAAGACCGAAGGTGTATTTGATTTCAGCCTTATCAAGCAATGCCTTCAACGCCTCAATCTTGCGAGGAACGGACAACTTGAACTGAATCCGCGCCTTGGTGGTGTTTGCGTCGTACTTCTTCAAGTTGACGATACATCCATCCATAATCACCCATGTTAAGACGCGAAGCCACTCGGAAGAGTGTTCGTCAATATCTTCTGGCGTGAAGCCGCGAGCACGATACGATGCGCTCGTCCTGATGGCGCTTTCATTGATGGATTGGCCGTAAAGGTTGGCGGCCTTGTGCTTCACCCCGTTCAGCACTACGTCATGGCCAGCCGATACCACTTGGTGGGTGTAGCGTCCCTCAATGGAATACACTTGTTCCTCATGGCGCGACACAGTGCCAATCGGATGTTGGTAGGACACGACTCCAGTGGACATATCAAACTGTGCAACAAGGTCATTGGTTGTCACTAGCTCCACTGGCATCCAGCCGTAATCTGTTAGCACGTCCGTGCCATTGGCCAGACAATGATTACCCAGCATGAGGTGGTTCTGTGTTCCACCCCTGAAGAAGCAATTGGCGAAATTCACCCCGGCTTCGTAGTCCTCTGCCATGCTCTGTGCCTGTTCGTCGGCGCTCGCGCCCTTGCGAATGGCCGAAAAGTCCCATAAATCGCCAGCAATCACCCGTATCTTGGGCTTAAAGCTCTCCGTGAAGGCTAGACAGGCTTCCGTGGCCCGTTCGTCTAGCTCGATGCCGTGGATGTCGCTAACCACTTGGAATGCAATCGGTGGTTTCATGTGGTTGTTTTGCGTTGCTCTCTCTCTTCGTTGGTGTGTTTTTGGTGGCAATCTAAACAGAGGAGACGAAGCCCGTCTGCCTCGCAGAACAGCCGCTCCACGAATCCCGGCAGATCGCTATAATGCTTTAGCTGTCCAGCCGGGTTGATGTGGTCGATTTGCGTCTCTTTTTGCATGAACCACCCACCGCATTCGCTGCATTGCACCTCGTACTGCTGACGCTTGTTTGGACCCTTGTATGGCCTTCGGTTGGATTTCCTTAGATCGCAGATTGGTGGCCATCGAACCGAAGCACGCCGCAATGCGGAGCGTATAAACGAGAACTTTCTTGAGGTAGTCCATTTTCCTCCTGCGTGGGGTTTTGGGGGCTTGGGGCGTTTCAAGACTTGGGGCGGCGTTTCTTAGCCTTTTTTGGCTTCTTGGTAAAAATGGCGTCGTAGTTGGCTTCCCACTTGGCGCGATTGTAGCCGTTTTGAGGCTTCATTCCTTTTCCACTCATGTTAAGCGTTTATTTGCCGGATGGCGGAGAAACACTGTTAGACGCCAAGCAGCACGTCTTGCGCGATTCGGTTGTCTTCATGGGCGGCTGTCGCTCAGTTCTGCGTTAGGCGACGGATTCGAGTGCATAGACGTGCGTTTCGTCGTTGCCCGACCATGCGACGGCTTGCTCGCGTGTATCGAAGACCGGAATGAAGTGCTGCGGGCCTTCCTTGGGCGCGGCCATTTCGATTCCGGCGACGGTTAGATTTTTCCAGCCGTGCGCTTTCATCACGCACCAGAAGCGCCTAACCAGCGGTCCAGAGCCAACAGCCTTGTCCGTCCGGCTGGCGGTCGTTTTATTGTTTTTTGTGAGTTTAGTTTTCATGCTTAGAGTTGGTTGGTTTTCGGCGGCTGTGGCTCATCCCGGTCGTTAGCTGGCCCTCTCCATCGAAAGTTCAGTCTCCGTATCGAGCACGGCATCATAAAATTCACGCATCCATTTCTGTTCGTCCGCCGGGAGGCGTTCGGTGATGCGATAGTATTCGCGTCCGCGCTTACAGAGTTTGCATTCGCACCGGCTGGTTGGCCACGGGGCGAGCGCCTTCACGGCATCGTCTATCGCCTCACCGATCATTTCCGGCGCGTCGGGACTGTGCAGCTTGCGCACGTCCTCGAAAAACTGGCGGGCTTTGAGTGCTTTCATGTTACGTAGAAAGAATCCCGCAGGGGTGTCTTGCTTCTGGTCGGAGATAGCGGGCGCTTGCGCTGACCCACCGGATGCGGTTCCGGCTGACTGTCGCTCTCCTTTACCCTCCGCTGGCATTTCAGGGCCTTTTCGCTCATTGGAGCCAGTGATAGTTTCTGCGGAAATTTGTTAGTGGTTTTCATACGTAAACCCAGCTTTCTTGCTGACGTTCCAAAGCGGCCAAGGACCACGCATCGCCTATAGCTCTGAGCTGGTCTGACGGCATCATTGTTTCTAACGGTGTTTCTACCACCGGTGAGGATTCTGTGTTCATCTTGATTCAGTTGATGCCATGGTGGTCAATAAGCCGTCAAGGAAATAATTGCGTGCCTTCAAAACGTGTTTGCACATGGATGCCGGGGTTCCTATTGCGGCCCCCGCACGGATGGCCGGGGAACGTCTCGTTTCCCAATCGCGGCATGAGCATTGCCCAATACCCCCATTTGCCAGCAAATCCACTCGATAGGGATGGGGGCTATGGTCACTCTCCACAGAATACACCATGCGTTCGTTGGTTGAGTTCATAATTGGGATTGAGCTATGCTGATTAGCAAGTCGCGGAATGGTTTTGGTGTGTGAATGCGGGCCGTGCTGTCTGTGCCGCCTCCGCGTGCTCCCACCTCACCCAGGCGCTTTGCACGCTTAAGCCCCATTCGTGCAACCACTGCTGGATCGTATTTGGCTTCTGTGTGCCCCCAACGCAGTTCTGGCAGTGAAACGCCAAACGCATAGAGCATCGAAGGCTTGCGGGCGTAATGGCCGTATTGGCCTTGCTCTACGCAACACGTCCATCCACCTTCCATGTCGGCAGCAATCCACCCACCGGCCCGCGACGGCTTGTTAAGGCCAAAATGCGGCCAAGCGTGGCTACCCCACGGGTGTTCTAGCACGCCACCCCACTTTCGCACGGAAGCAAGAGCCGAGGCAAAACATCCATCGTCATCCCCCTTCTTCTTTCGCATCCCTGTAAGCTTTACAGTGAGGGGCTGGCCAAACCACATCTTTCCCCAACGCTGGCATGGTGGATGGGCTACCACGGGGAATGGTCCGGCGTATTTGCGGGCATCGCGTGGCAATGGCCAAGGATCTACATTTGTGACGCCATAATAAGCCCCATCTTCTTGGACAAATAGGGCCGCAATTGGATTCATCGCGGCAGGATGTATCCCATCTCTCTAGCCCAACCAGAATTGTCATGGATGTAGGTGTGGGCACCCCGGCATACGGCCATCCATGTCGTTTCATCCAACATATACTTTCCACGGCCCTTCATATGGTGGATGTCGGTGGCGGGAGATTGCACTCCCAATCCAGCGTAAACCTCGCACCACGGATGGGCCTCAAGGAACATGGCGCGCTGCTTCATGTATTGCCGCAGCAACGCAGCTTGCTTGACACTCACCTTGCGAATTGGTGTGCGGCGTTTCATGGTTTATTCCCCGGTGTAAGCCATTTTTGGCTGCGTGTAGATGGCCCACCCATCCACGCCTTCGTGGCTGTCGATGGCCACACGATAGGGCACATTTCCCTTGCGGAGCTGTGCAATGGCCCCCGCCAGCAAATCGGCCTGCATGGAGGTGTAGGGATAGGTGAGGGGTTTCCACCCCGAGGAAATGAGTTCGTTAGCGGTCATGATTGGATTGATAGGAATCTGGTTGTTGGGCGATGGAATGACAAAGGTGCGCGGGCTTGCCCTTCTCCGCGACCTTTGGCCTGGATGGCTTCAATGTAAAGCGTAGAAAGCGAATCGTCGAAAGGATCTTGAATGGTGTTCAAGATTGGATTCTTTTCTGGTGCATGGAGGAATTGCACGCGGTCAGCGTCCTGTTCAAGATTGCCGGATTCGCGCAAATCAGACAAGCGGGGAACCCTGTTCTCGCGTTCCACCCCACGCCCAATCTGGGCTAGGACGAGAACGGGTATGTTTAGATCAATGGCAATGTCCTTGAATGCCATACTCATTCTTCCAAGCGCCGTGTCCCTGTTCTCACCCTTATCTTGTTGCGGGTCGTAGCGTTGGAGATAGTCAATAATGATGGCCTTGATTGGCTTCATCTGCTGATATGCTTTGGCGCGGGCCGCCACCTGTGCCAGCGTCCTATCCCTATCGAAAATGTGCAGGCGCTTCATTCCCTTCACCTCTTGAAGCGCAGCCATGAAGTCCTTCTCCTTGTCGCGGGTGAGCCTCTTGTTCCTAAATTCCTTCCATGACGCCCCGCTGATTTGTTGCGCGAATAGGTGGGGAAGTTGACCCAGTGGCATCTCACGGGAGAACAGGAGGACATCCCCGGTCTTCTGCCATGCCATCGCACACTGACGGGCGGCTGAACTTTTCCCCATGCCGGGGCGTGCTGCCAGGATAATCATCTCCCCGCCACGAGCAGGCCCAAAACGATGATTCCAGTCGTGCCACGGCCATTCTAGGCCAACATCCTCTTCGGTGCGGGTGCCGGCCAAACAGCGTTCTGCAAACGCTATGGCTTCGTCTGTGGCTTCTGGCAGCGTTTTATTGTTCTGCGTTGCGTGACGGATAGACAGAATGGCGTGCGTAGATGCGACGTACTCCTCAACGCCAGCCTCCCCCGCCTTGGCCATAGCAATCGTGGCTTGTGCGTTCTCAATGAGGCAGCGGCGAACGTAGGTTTCCCGCACCTGTTCCAAGAAGTAGCCAAATTGGGCGCTGGTGGGGACATCTGCGGTTGCCCGTGTAATTCCCGCCAACCCTCCAATTTCTTCGAGTTTGCCCACTCGGGAAAGTTCCTCCGTGAGGATGGCGGCGTCTATGGGTAGGTTCTTGCTATGTATCCAAAGGATTGCCCGCCAGAGCTTCGCATTGCTGGGATCATGGAACGATTGTTCCGATATCTTGGCATCAAGTGCCTTCGATAACGCGGCTGCTCCGTCAAGGAGGATGCACGCCAGCAAGCCGCGTTCGGCTTCCGAGTTGTGGGGCATATCAGACATTAGCGGCGGGGGTCGTATTTGTTCTTGTGCCGCCAAAGAGTCAGGCAGGCTTGGAACGCCTTCCATTCTTCCCGTAGTTGCGCTGCGTCGTAAGTGGAAAGCTCCACGCGCCCCGGCTCCGTGGTGCTGATGTAGAGGTTGTAACCAACGGCTTTGTCCCCGATAGGGCAGTCGGAGTCCGCCCCCCAGTAGGCAGCGACGTAGGCGGCAATCTGCATTCCGTATGCCTGGCGGGGCGCCACGGGTTCCCCCGGCGTAGTCTTGGCGCTCTTGAAGTCCATGATGCCGTAGTAGTCGGCGGTGGCCCACGGCAGGTCCGTGGTGCCAGCGTAGCCATGTCTTGCGTTCACAACTACGCATTCGTGCCCGCGGGGCTGCAAGCCAAGATCGGCAATGAGCTTTACGACGGGGGCAATGACGACGGTGGCCGGCACCCGCTCCCCGGTGGATGGGAATGTGAGCGTGTGGGCGGGATCAACGGCCTTGCCGTTCCCCCACGCTTCAAGGAGAGCGTGAATCTCGGTGCCAAGGTCTGCCGCGTCCCGTGTCTGCTCCCCGGCCTTGTCGAGCAGGTAGCGAACGTATTCGTCCTTTGATTCGTCGCCAATGGGTGGACGGGCAAATGCCTCTTCAGCCACGCGCTTCTGTTTGTAGCGGTCAAGGATGGGGTTGGCCATCATGCCGGTGATGCCTGAGACGGAAGGCAGGAGGGACATCTTCCGCGCATCCGTAATAGTGGTGGAGCGGGTGGGTGACTTCGCACCCTTCTTCGTGGGCTGCGTGTGGCAGGGCTTGCCGTCCTTGTCGTACCAGTGGCCGGATTCGGTGCTCATCGTTTTAAGATTTTAACCAAAATTGAAATGACTACAATGATTGTGTTCATTTTCCAGCCTCCAACGCATCGGCCTGCTTGAGCAGATCGTCCGCCTTCTCTCGCAACGTCTTAATGCGCTCTGCGGCTTTTGCCTCTAGGTTTTCCTTCACCGCGTTTACAGCTTCTTCTGGCGTGTCGCCAAACTCGCAACCGTAGTCGCTCATGGCGTGGAAGGGCTTTGAGTAGCTTGGCATACAGCCAATGCGAAGGCCATATTGCGTTTCCTTGGCAGCGATCCAAGCGATTATCTGTGCGGAGGTGATGTTTTCGAGTGTGTTCATTTGCAGTTGTTGGGACAAATTCGATTTCCATTTCCCGGCACGAAAGGAGGCAAAGAATCGCCCCCAATCGTCCGAGGTGATGGTGTTCACGGGGCTAGGTCGCCCGATTGGAGGCGTTGGGCGGTGCGAATCAGGGCCGATGCTCTGGCATAGATGTAGGCATCCAGGTCGTCCGTGTTGACGGCATTTGCCGCCGCGAGCCGAACAGCGCAATTTACGGCCATTCCAACCGTTACACCCTCAATCCCCTTGCCGGGGGCCGCAGAATGGCCAGAATGGGCAGGAATCGACGTTTGCGGGGCTGCTGGCGGGGTGCTCCCGGCCATATGCGCGGGGTTGGGCGTGCTTCCTCCAATGAATCCGCCCGTTTTGTGTCCTACTTTAAGCTCTAGGCGGGGCGTGCCGTCCTTGCCCTTGCCCTCGACAAGCTCCACCCCTTGGGTTTTGCCGGTCTTGTGATTTTTGCCCGTAGAGGCTACCGCTACAGCTTGGCCCTTGATGTGGGAGAGGTCGTCGAATCCCCAGCATGACGCTTGAATTTCGTCGCCCGTTTCGTCGGCTAAAACTACGCCCTGAACGCTCCAAGGCCCGTATTGGCCCTCGCCCGTCTTGCGTTGGAAAACAACCTTGGCCGTAGCCGACAGGTTGGGGATGATGGTGCCGATTGGCCAGCCTTTGATTTCTTTGATCGTGCTCATGTTTTTAGTGCTGATTAAGAGTGGGACAAATACCCAATGTCGTCGAGCTCTTTCGGAAGGATTCCCGCCTTTATTCTGGAAGCTGTTGCCACGAAAGCGGCTGCGTTAAAAAGGACCGCGCCGAGGTGATCCTCTGTGAAATCGTAGCTCACCTGCATTGCGTGCCGGCGCAGGCTTGAAAGGTAGCGTGAAAGCGGCATCCCCTTTTCCCAATTGCGGTCGCCATAGGTGAGGCTTCCCAGCTCAAGCCTTTTGGCAAGGGCAAGCATGGCCTCGTATGGGATAAGGTCAAAGCGCCCCCGGCCTTCTTGTTGCGTGCGCTGCGCCCCGGTGGGAAACGTGGCCATATCTGGCAAAAGCCGACGATAGAACGAGGGATCAGATCCCTCCACCATTGCCCCACAGAGCGGATAGTTGGAGTCAATTTCGAGCCAAATCCCCACTTCAAGGTCGTCTTGTCTATACATCCCGGCCTCAATGCGTTCTCCTATTCCCAATTCGCGGGAGTTGTCGTCGTTTAAGTCTAAATCTCCGTCGTTTAGGTTTGTATTCATTCGTTTGCGTGTTTTGGGATGTTTTTGGCTACTCGATGGTGTCTTGTGAGGACACTTAAAACGGTGTTGTAATGGACTCCGGTCTTTTCAGCCGTGGCCGTGCGCGACAAACCCGCGCCAAAGTGAAGGTCGAAGATTTCTAGGCATTTTTCTATGCCAATCGTTCGCCCTTTTCTAACGCATTTCCTAGAAGGAATATCGGGCATTTTCAACAAATAGCGATATTTATTCAAAAGGAACGTCGCTGTTTTGACGGCGCTGGTGGCGTAGTTTTCGCAAATCATTGTTTTTTCCCTTCAGTTGGAAGCTTGAAGTCTGGATGAGAAGAAGCAAAACGAAGCGCGGCGGTGATGGATCTACCAGCCGGCACGCCGTAGTTGGTGCGCCAGGCGGAAATGATGACGTTAATGTCCGGCGACACCCACGGGCGTCCGCTTAGACGGGCCATGCCAACGCCGTTATCGAGTTTTGGGCCGGTTTTCATGCGCGGGCCTCGTGGCTGTCGTCGTCAATGTCGTTAAAAAGTGGCACCGTTGACAGGACGCATCCACCGTTGGCAAGATGGAGCGTGGAAAAAGACCTATTCGGAGCACCCATATCCCCACCAGAACAGCCGGCGCGGCCCATTGCGGCCAAATTAACGCCTTCCGCTCCACCCCCGGCCCCAGACACGCAATTCGTGCCATTGACGCCATTTTCTGTCGTGCGGGAGGCCAATTTGACCACAGTTTGGAATGTTTGATTCATTTGCGGAAAAGTTCAACGAAACGCGCAAGCCCGATGAGGAAAATTCCGAATCCGGCCATCATTAGCGCGAGGGTGATGCTTGCCATTCCTCGGTTATGGTTCCCGGCATTTAACATTCAAGCTAAATACCAATCTTTTCTGTATTCTTTAGACTTGACTTCCGTTTTTCACGCTTAGTTTACCTATGAGAACCACTAAAGATTTCACACTCTGATGCCTGCTGTTCTGCCGTGGTCTGGACACACTTCACCCCTTGAAGGAGTGAAGAGAGATTTACCTCTGCGTGCCTTGTGACACCATGGTATCTTGTCTCTAGAGCCTCGTGCCAGACGGCCAATTCCCACGAGTTGCTGCCGCTCTACGTTCACCGGGATCGCTCCCGCCTATTCTCTGCCGGTTGGGTCTAAACTCTAATTCTTCAAGACCGGCACTGGACCAGAGGCTTATTTGTATTCGCCGCTGGCTTGTTCCGCTCCATGAATGCGTCAGACGCAGCATCATGGCCGGATTCGCAGTTGGTCACTATTGCATCGGACTGCGGGCCGAAGCGGGGAGGTTATTTTGTGCGTAGTTTGGAAACGCGCTCCTTCCACGCGGCTTTGCCCAGCTTAGTTCCGAAGCCATAGCGGGCGATGTCGTTTTGAAAGCTATCCCGTGCCCTGCGCCATTCGCGCACGTTCGCCCGTTCCTCTTTTGAGGAGGCCGATGTCACTTCCCAAACTCGCGGCACTTGTGTCATGTAAATAAAAAGCCCGGAGAGTGTGCGCTCTTCCGGGCTTCCTTACAACTGACAAAGTCCATTCGGGCGCACACCCTCAACTGACAAGCAATACTCTATCACGGGTGCTTTTCGTTTTGTCAATACTCACAATGATCCAGAGAGGCGGCCCCCCGCTTTTATGCGATTACGGGGACAGGCGTATATTTGACCACAGTGAAACCCGCGCCGCATTACCTGTTCGCCTCTCTGGAGCACAGAGACTATCTGATGCACACGAGAAAGGGGAGCGGTTGAAGCCCGCCCCCCTTTCGGTGCAATGAACGAAACCCAACCCAACTTTTCAGAGGTTGACCGCCATGGGACGCTTGTCAAGTGCCTTGGCTTGGGGAGCATAAGGCCGTTTCCGTGCGTTTTAAGGGCATTCGGCACCCTTTAGGTGCTACGGGCGCGCCTTGCCAGTCGAGCGGCAATTTCAATATCAATCCACCGTTTGACGGTTGCCAAGTTTGCCGCAAGCTCAAACCAATTGTTGACCCTGTAGGCGGAAAGCCCTTGGTAGGTTGTCCGCGTGACGGTTATGCCTTTGTACTTCACGATTGCACCCCCTTGGCGCGGGTGATGGCGGCGAACGCGTTTTCGAGGGCGTTTGCGACAAATTGGCCATTGTTTCCCTCGCCGCTTAAAAAGTGGGAACTTTCAAACGACAAAGCCTCAAGCGCGGCAAGCAAATCGGCGTGCGCTGCCTCGGCGCTGGCAAGCATGGCCACGCACAAAGCAAGTTCGGCCTTGTTAACATCTTTTCCTATGCTATCGCCGAAGGCGGAAATCAGGGACAGTTTGCCCCTTGTATAGCTGAGTTTCTTGGCTGTGGACCATTCTTTGGCGTGTTCTGTGGTTTTCATGTTTTGGTGGGCGTTTGTGTCAATTCCTGGGCGTTTTGTGTCGTCATGGGTGTGTGCGTGTGTGTTGCTATTGCCCGCGCATCAAATGCCCGCAAAAGGGCAAGGAACGGCGGGAAAAGAGTGTTATCCCGTCAGCGCCCAGAGAAGCGCCGTCATTGCTGCGCAAATGAGCGCCCAAAGGAAAAAATCAAGCGGGCGGAGTTTGGGGCAATCGTGGCAAGACGTGGGCCGGCAAGCGTTTGTTTTCATGAGTTTTCAGCCAAAAACCCCGCCCCATTTACGGAGCAGGGCGAAGGGCTTTGGCTTGGCTTGGCTTTACGAAATGCGCATTGGCATTATCACGGCCTTCACTTCGTCCTTGTGCTTCAAAGGGCCGCTCATTGCCCGCACCAATACAGGGTCTTGCGGCCCGGTGAAGCTTAAGCGCACTTGCCCCTCAGAGCCTAAGGCTTGCGCAAGGTTAAGCAGGATTTCAGCGTCTAAACCAATTTCAAAAACGAAGGGTTTTTCCGCCGGAATAACTTGGCGCCAATTTGGAAAGGTTGCGTCAACACCCCTCGGAAAACTCTGCCCGGTTGCCAGTGCGAAGCTTCCGTTCGCCTTTGCGTCAATTTCTGCGCCCTTTCCCCTTGCGGCCTTGCGCGCGGCCTTTAGGCCGTCAATAGGAATATGCCCTTGCGAGTCTTCTTGCCCGATTTCAACCGGAATTACAGCAATGGCGCGGCCATTGGTGCCGATCAAGTGGGCGATGCCGTCTTTAATGTCCAGAAACGGGCGATTAATGGCGGGCCGCGTCGCGTCTTTGGAACAGATCTTTTCGATCAGGCAATCTTTTGATAATTTCATAGTATTGTTTTTGTGTTTTCCGTGTCTGGCAAATGCCGGTTTGCGCCCAAAAACCCCGCCGCTCACGCATGAGCAGGCAGGGCAAAGGGCGAAGCGCGTTGATTTACACGCAAACTGCCAGTCCGTTTTGGTAGTATTGCTCGACCGGGGCGATGAACCCAGTTTCGTCCGTCAATTGCGCAATTGACACGAGATAAACCATGCATCCGCGACAGTCTCGTTGATGGTAGGCCAAAACGTGGTTTGGGGTGCCGGGGTTGCGCTCATTACGCTCTGCCACAATCGCGGACAAACGGCGCAACGCTCCTGCCTCGCGATCTGCAATGGCATATTGGCGCCGCGCACCACCGCCGTGCCAGACGTTAAACGGTTTACCCGTCGTATCGTCGCGTTCAATTGACCAGTTTGATCCATCGCCGCATTCGCGTTCCGCCCAACGGTGCAACGTCATCTCAACTCGGCGGAGCGTGGCGGATTCGCCGGAAGTGAATCCAAGGCGCGCAAGGCGGTCAAAAAGTGCGTGTTTCCGTTTGTGTGCGTTCGTTTTTTTCATGGTGGGAAAGTTTTTTTGTTAAATGGAAATCAAGATTTGCGCCGGGAGTGAGAGAGCGAAAACCTGCGAGACAATCGCCGGAGTGATTTGGGTGAGGGAGTTGATGTTTTCCATGCTTCAAATATGCACGCACGCATTCCGGAACTCAAGAACAATTTGCACGAATCACGCAAACGCTTGCTCGCGCAACTGATTAAAGTTTCGCGCAATCGTCAAGCGTGCGCCCAACTCGCGGCACTATAGCCACGCATCTTCTGTTCTAAGCATAGAGAGAGAGAGAGATCCGCACACACTCACGTTGTCCGCTCCGGTGTTGGTGTGGTCCGGCCAATAGTTCGGGCAAGTCGGGGGCAATGGTCTTCTGGCAACCCATCCTCCCTCATGCCCGCCGGCCCACTAAAAGGCCACGACCGGCCCACGAGGCAACGCCCAGGCGAATGAGCCAATTTGACACAGAGTGTGACAGAAAGGCTCGCCGCCAGAACGGTTTAGGGGCGATTTGACGCGCAACACGAGGCAATGCCAAGGGTGGCAATCGCCGGCCTCGTAATGCCAAGCAATGCCCGTTTGCCGGGGAATAGTGTTCGCTTGAACACGCCTAGTGTTCGTTTGGACACGTGTTCGTTTGGACACTTATTTGATCGACTTACGTAACTGACCCCTTTTCCGGTCTCATAGGCAAAAAGGCTTACCGTCTCACCGTAGCCAATTACGTAAGTGATATTGACACCCGTTCTCTCTACACGTTAGCTACCAGACAGCTAATGGTGGACCGCCATTACCTATCCGATAGCTAATGGACAGTGCAACTGATTCTCAGTGACACTGATTCTCAGTCTCAATAGGTCCCAGCTAGGGGGGGAGGGGATTGCGACTCGGGCAGCTCTAGGAATTAAGATTGGTTAGCTCAACCTGTAAAAAAATATCCTATAGGTCCCTTCCCTATAAAAAAATATGGGTCAAAAGGAGCCGGTAGCCGCTTTCCTTATGCTTGACATATGTGGGGAATGATGGTGATGATGGCCGTATGGCAACAAAACGTCTTAAAACGAACGGAACGGCTTACAATGAGGCTGTGGTGAAGCAGCTTGAAAGCCTTGTGGTGGTGTTGGAGCAGAACATTGATGACCAAGCGTTGGAGATTGAGGAGCTTTCCGTGGAGCTTGAGGCGTTGAGCCAGAAGATGGCGATGCTTGAGCTGAATGCGCGGCCTTACACGCACCCTTACACGCTTTGGGAAGCGACGGGGAATAGCTATCAGCAGTCGTCGTTTCAGCCCTATTCTGCGCCGGCTGCGGCGTTGCCTTCGTGGTATAAGCGGATGCTAAAGAAGGTTGGGCTGTAATGGCTGATTTCGTTAGGCCGGGATTGGCGTCGTCTGTGGCTATGGTGGATGTTTCCTCTATGGCTACGGAGCGCACCCACCCTAGGGAGAGCGTTATGGCCCTAGAGATGCTGGCAGAGGGGAAGGGATATGAGGAGGTGTCTAAGGCTACGGGGTTGTCCTTTGGGCAATTAGCAGCTTTGAAGGCGCGGCATAAGCAGGGGTTGGATGTGCGGCGGATTGCTTTATCTGAGGATGGGTTTGAGATGGCCGAGAGCTTGAGATTGCTGGCTAAGAAGAAGATACACAACCTGTCTATGGATGATGAAGCTCTGGCTAAGACGCCCCTAAAGGACTTGGTGATCCCTTGGGCCATTGCTCAGGATAAGGGGTTTGCGGCACTAGGGGAGGCTACAAAGGTGGTGGTGGAGCATAGGAAGGGGCCGTCGATTGAGGATGCTATGGCGGCGATTGCCGAGGCTAAGGCCAAGCTCAAGGAACAGGCGATAGAGGTGGATGTAACGCCGGCCAAAGAATGAGCATGGAATGGCGTAAGCACCCTGTCCTCAAGGCGCCCACCGCCGAGGAGATGGCCCAAATGGAGCCAAAGCAGCTTGTTGAGCTACACGGGCTGTTCCATGCGGCAATGGCCAACAGCGAACGCGATCCCTACCGCTATGGCTTCATCCTAGACAATTGGCGCAAAACTGAGGCGTTATTGGACAAGCATGATAGCGTTGTGGCCTTAGGTGGCAATCGAGCCTCTAAGACGCAGCTAGGGGCGTGGCTGACGGTGAAGTGCGCAATGGAGAACCCAGACGGACTCATCATCTGTTTTGCCCAGAATGCCGAGCTATCGGTGTTGGTTCAGCAATCGGCCATCTTCCACCAGCTACCTTTAGAGTTTAAGCAAAAGACCTTGGGCCAGAGCGAATACATCTCTTACACAAAACAGAATGGATTTGCCGGGAATAGCGTCATTCTGTCCAACGGTAGCCGCATCCTATTTAAGACCTATTCTCAATACCAGCAGAATCAAACCATCCTTGAGGGATTGGAGCTTGGTAGCTTCAGTCCAAAGCTAGTGAACCTCGGGGCGTGGTGCGATGAATACCTTGGGGGACCGGAGCTAATTGACACCCTTGCATTCCGGCTTGCCACCCGCAACGCCAAGATGCTCCTCACCTTCACCCCGATTGATGGGTATTCTGAAACCATCCGCGCCTTCCTTGACGGGGCTAAGACGATAGAAACAAAGAACGCCGAGTTGTTGAACAACAGGACTTTGCCATACATCCAGGAGTGTAAGGATAAGGATGCCGCCATCATCTATCTACACACGATAGACAATCCCTTCTCTGGCTATGATCGTGTGGCGAAGGAAGCCCTGTCTAAGGGGGATGAGGCGTGGATTCTATGCCGGCTTTACGGCGTCCCCACCAAGAGCATTTCCAGCAAATTCCCGTCATTCTCCCGCGAGGTGAACATTGTTAAGCACGAAGCCATTCCAACAGAGAATGTTACTCGATACATGGTGCTAGACCCCGCTGGGCGGAAGAAGTGGTTTATGTGCTGGATAGCCATAGACTCTACCGATACATGGTGGATCTACAGGGAGTGGCCTGACGCATCTCACGGGGATTGGGCTGAATGGCGTGGCGGAAAGTGGGCTCCCGGTGAGGGTGCAAAGCGGGATGGGAACATTGAGGGAATAGCCCAATACGTTGATTTGATAATGCAGATGGAGCGCGAGAATCGGGAGGAGATTATGGAACGGCTGATAGATCCGCGCCTAGGTGCCGCCAAGTATCAAGCTGCTACAGGGGTGAGCTGCATCATTGAGGATTTGGCCGATGCTGGCCTTCCATTTGTCCCGGCTCCCGGTTTGGACATCGAGGACGGATTGCAGGCGCTGCACAACAAGATGGCCTACAACCGCAAGCTGCCGTTAGACGGGAGCAATAGGCCGCGCTTCTACATCTCCGACCGCTGCGAGAACATCATCCGCTCCATCCAAGAATACACAGGGGATGGCGGCAAAGATGAGGCGTGGAAGGACCCGCTGGACTGCGTGCGCTATGCTGCTATCGCTGACATTCGATACGTGGACCCCAAGTGGCTTGGTGCCATGAAAC